TCTTGCCGTTGACATCGAACTCAAAACCTTTGAATTCATCCCCAAACAATTCGTCGGTCTTCTTGCTGAACCATTCTCTTTTCTTCTGGTTCCCCGCTTCAACACTTTTTGCCTCTTCCATTTTATCTCGGTAAGCCCTGATGTCCTCATCGTTCCCAGCTCCGTCAGACCCCTTGCTTGACTCAAGTGGAATCTTGTATGACTCTTGCTGATCCTTTAAGAACTTCTTAGCCTTGGTGAGCTCTCTTTTCTTTGCCAACTTCTGCTTCTTGATAAGCGACTCTTCATCAAGGTCTTCGTCATACGCGAACCTTGAATCCATTAAGTCCTTGATGTCATCATCGTCCAACCCATCTTC